AGCCGTCTGCAAGACCGCAATTTCACCGGAACGGTGTATAATTGCGCCCTTTATTCTAAAGGGTTTTGGACGTTGCTACGTTCGTGAACATCATGCACCATCTTTGCAAGTGCCAGCACGACTTCAGGTTGACGGAACGAGATCTTCAATAGCTCCATCACCTGATCATCGGTCAGTTCTCCCGGACAGACCAGAAAACTTTCCAGCATTCCGGCACGGGTACAAAGACGATGCACACGCTCTCTCCGGTTCAGCTCTGACATCTGGCGTTCAAGGATCTTCTCCCGGTGCTGACAAGCGCGCAGCTTCTGCTCTGCTTTGTTTTTTTCGCTGCGGAGATAGGCGAGGTCGGTTTTCGGTTGGGTCAATGGCATCACGCTCCTTCTTTACAGAGAACATCTAAATGTGTAACATGGCCAAAGCATACAGGTTTCTAACATCTTGGCTATTCGTCCTCAAGTTTAATTTGGATGGATTGTCACTGCTGCATCCTTAATCTGATACGTTGTTTCGTCCTTCACTTTGCGCCAGCATATCTCCGGGTGTTGCGCAGCAAGATCGGCAAGTTGTTTCTTTAAGTCTGGATTCAACGTAAACACGCTATAAAATCCGTCCTCGTTAGCGTAAATCATAGTTTCTAGCTTACACATCGTCATGTGAACACCTCCATAACACAGTTGTGAAAAACAAAACTGGGAACCATCAAATATCGACAGTTCCCAGTCTTGTTGAGATAAGTATTACTAGATTTTTATTATCTGAATTTTGATTCAAGTTTTTTGCACAACTCGGATAGAGTTCGGATCGCGCCGCAAGCGGTATATGTCATATTCTGCGTTTCGCTATCCCATTCCATAACACCGAGATTATGCTCTATGGTTACCTGACGCTTTTCCAGTGTTCTAACAATGTGCATCAGGTCTGGTTCATTCGTTATCAAATTTGTAAGTCTAGGGCTTTCTCCTCCATTCACATTCACCAGCAAACCATATTGTGCATTTGACACAATACAGTACCCGATAAGCTGAGACAGCTGCGTCAAACCGACACTCTTTAGAAGTTTCACTTCAATTATCAGCAGTTCGTACTTGACACCGTCTGTTATTAGCGCAAAAATATCCAAACTTAGTGGAGGAGTGCTTGACGCAAATTCGAGAATGGCGGGTGTTGTAATGTGATTTTCCCTGATGATTGCATCAAGTCCGCTTCTTAGTTCACCAGTTTTGCAGTAAACTTTCAAAGGTTTCTCCCATGCACTAAAATTACTTTCGATTTGTGCCTTTACAAATTGCATGATTTCGTTATAATAGGAAACCTCATTTCGTTCAGCAGACGGCATTTTTTCACCTCAAATCATTCTCTGTGATTTTACGAACCAACATTTTATATTTGTTGCTGCTATCATAGGAAATCAACTGGCGATAAACTTGAGCGTTAAGTGGGCCAACCATTGCAGCTACTTTTCCATCAGTCAACACCATTGGTGTTAGTAAGTCTGGGACTTTCACAGTAACTGTAAAATCAGGATTAGCTGTTATAGCATTCATAATGATTTCTTCCCGATTACCGCGAGGGCGCTTTCCGTTAAGATTCCCCGTCTTGCTGGCCACAATATATGCAACCGCATCCATTATAACATTTAACGGATAGCCCTTATCACGGGAGTAGTGCATAATTGGTGTGCCATCAGAAAAAAGAACTGTAGTGGCTCCATCGTTCATGGAATCGACAAGATATTTTACTTCAATATCAGTTTGAGTATAGTTTCGGTTATGAAGTAGCGGATCATTAGCAATTATGTTTGCGACACCAACCGCAGTATCCTTGTGAAGAACCGTAAAGGGTGAAATATAATTCTCAGCATTAGTTAATAATCTGTCGAGTTCATTCTTAGGAGAATGCGGACAGTTTAAGGCAGCACAAATCTGTTTGTGATGAATAAAATGTCCACCACGCAGTTCCTGTGGAATATCCGCATAATTTTCGTCCACATGGACTGCAACCACTCCCGGAACGGAAAGGGTTTTATTCTCGCATTTTTCGGCAGAATTATACTTTTCCTCTTTTTTCCGATTCTCTTTTGATGCAATGGTTTTGCTCTTAAATGCCAATGAACCAAATGTAGAAAAGGAATCCAATGTAACTCTCAGCTTGTTGCCTTTTTTCCAAGATTTGTAGTAAGAATCCGTTCCGCTCTGCATATTGGGATGTTGCCAAAGAATCTGATCAGGCACGCAACCAAGCTGATAAAGAAGATTACACAACTGACACACATATTTATAATTGAATCCACTTATTTCAAAGGATATAATCTGAACATCATCTGTGAATCTTCGGTGGGATGGAGCCATACTTCCAATCGTATCTGCAACGCCAGCAATAAAACGTTTTTTCATGTTTGTATCTGAAAGCGATGCAATAAGATACTGAAGATCTGCGGTTTTATGTAAATCCGATGTGGGTTCAATGTGGAATGAATGAAGATCCCGAATCAAATCAGCCGTATCACCATGGCAAACAATATTCCATTCTTTTCCGGGCGTATAAGAAACGTCCAAATTGTATTCAACGTTCATAAGAGGTTTGACAACCTTTAGAATATCGTTTGCAATCATTCCAGCCCGTTCTGGATTTTTGTCGTAATCGCCCCACTGCCTATAGGGAAGCTTAATCGAAAAGGATTTGTGGTTCGAACTGAAACAACCTCCGCCAACAACCAGTCCCATAATATAGGCTTTGTCAGTGTTCATAGATTATCGTCCTTTCATTTTATTTGAAAGCCTGCTCCATGATAGCATCCCCAATGACCTTTGCAAGATGGCAAGGAACGGCATTTCCGATTACTTTATACATCGCAACAATGTTCTTTGTTGTATCATCAATGAATTTGAAATCATCCGGGAACGTTTGAATTCGTGCAATTTCTCGGATAGTATATCTGCGATTATGAATTGGATGAGTAATACCACAGTTTTCCGGTTGCGCAGACGCTGTAATAGTTCCATTTATTTCATCAAGGCTAAATCTGCGATAAAAGTTCGGTGCATGATATCGTTTCATATCATCTCGTATTCTCTTGAACCGAGGCGACAAGTCCTCATAAGGTATATTCTTCCATGAGCCACCTTGAGGTATTTTTTCAACCATAGACTGAGCCTGCGGAGAATACGGCCAATAGACTTGATTTGGAACATCTTCTGGAATATCAAGAATATGCCGAAGCGTCAGATTTTCTTTATTAAGCTGAACAGGAGGGAATTCAAATCGCTTCCCAAGATCATTTCTAAAAGCAACAAGAATCAGTCGCTCACGATTCTGAGGAACGCCATAATCAGATGCGTTTACAACACGGTAATTGACCGCATATCCAAGTTTTTCCAAGTCGCCTTTGATAACCTCAATGAGGTATTGACCGCTTTGATGCTTTGACGAAATCAGTCCCTTCACATTCTCAAAGAGGACAGCTTTCGGCAGCTTTCTTTCTATAATTCGCAGACACTCCAAATATAGTTCTCCGCGTGAATCATAGACACCACGCCGATTTCCTGCATTGGAAAAAGGCTGGCACGGGAAACCAGCGGTAAGAATATCACAAGCTGGAATTTCATCAACAGGGACTTCTCGAATATCCCGACCGTCAATTTCACCAAAGTTCAGTCGGAATACTGCCTGAGCATCCTTATCGAAATCATTTGCCCAAACGCGCTGAAAACCTGCTTGTTCAAATCCCTTGTCCATACCGCCGCATCCAGAGAACAGAGAGACCAGCCGCGGAGCGGACTTTTCATTTGCAATCACTATAAAAACTCCTAATCTCAGTTTGTAAACTCTTTTGTTATATCAAAGTCAATGGCATTCTTTTTGCAGTAATCATCAATAAGTTTCATGGTCTTATATGTAGGCTTACTTTTTCCTGATTCTATTCGATTGATTGTGGCAAAGGATACGCCCAACTCTTTTGCAAAATCCTGTTGGCTTAAAAGACATCTCTGTCGAAGCAATTTTATATCATTGCCCAGACTCATTTATTGCACCTCCATCTTCTTTATATAACATCATTATAACAAGGTCATGGCAGATTGGCAATATCAAAAATGAGCTGGGCAATACGATTCAAAGCGGGGTGGGAATGATGGTTTCAAGGGTGGATTCTACTTCATTGTCACTTTGAATGAGTTCAACACGAGAGAAAATATTTGAATCATCGTCAAGAAACATATCAAAATGATTCTTGGCTGCCACCTTAGTACTATAAGCGTAAAACTCATCCGGGTGCTCATCTTTCCGTACAAATCTTACAAAAAACATAAGTGCTCCTCCTTATACAAAAATCAGCTCGGTCTTGACGATTTCCTCGGCACGGTTGCGGATGCTGTTCATCCGGCGCACCCATTCCAGTTGATCGGCAGCTTTCAGGGCTTCGGTCACGCCCTCAGCTTCCTGCATCTGCCAGACGGTCAATGCAAGCTGTTCCTCGGCTTGCTTGTCCAGCTTGGCAAGATAGCCGCCCAACTCACCGGACAGGAGCAGTTGATTGTACCGGATGGGATGCTGCTCCTTCAGATACATTTTATGTAAGCGGCCCCACCGCCCGGTGGGGTGCTGCTCTGCCGGGGCTGCTGCGGTCAGATTCGGCAGATAGTGGTCATTGACAAGGGTGTAGTCCAGACCGTTAGCGTTGTCATGGATGGAAATTTTCATGGTAGTCATGCTGCATTATCCTCCTTTGGTTTCGGCGTTGGGACTGCTTCTGGGTCAGGTTTTGGATTTCCTTTTTTCTTGTGATAGAATTCCAAGGTTTTCCTGTTGTGGTTAATTCTTCTGCACTCATCGGAACAAAATTCCTGCTGGCTGTGTGTAGGCCAGTAGGAATGACCGCACACGGCACAGGTGCGTTGCCGGTAGTAATGATCTCCTCTTTCGGCTTCTCTAGCCGCTTCCTTTTGCTCCTGTCTTGCCTGATTCCAGCAGTCTTTTGAACAGAAAAGCTGTCGGTTGCTCGTAGGTGTAAACACCTTCCCGCAGTGCAGACACGTTTTGGTTTTAATGATTTCGCCACCGTTTTTAGCGATTTTCTTTGCTTTTCGCTTTTCTCGATAGGCTTTTTCACGTTTGCGCTGCTTTTCCATGCGCTGCCGTTCTTCCTGCTCCTTCTGCGCTCTCAGTTCGGCAAGTTCTTCCTCGGTATAAGCAATATCGACTTGGCCGACATAGTTGAAATAAATGTCAACCTTTTGTGTGCGGGCGTTGCCTGTACCCTCGGCTTCATAAACAACGATCTTATCGACAAGTTCGTTAAAGATTGAATCGGAGATTTCTGTTGGATTTTTGCACTTGCGAATCAGCGAAATAAAATGCTGAATATCAGCAGAACTTGATTTATCTTCGGCAATTTCGGATTTCATCGTTTCCATTTTCGATTCCAATTCTGCCTGCTCGCTATCGTACTGTGCCATCAGCTGCTTGTACTGTCGTTCGGGCAACAGTCCAGACATAAGATTTTCGTACAGGCTACGAATAAGGGCAGAAAGCTCATCATAGCGTTTTTGGCAACGTTTCAATTCTGATTGATTCTGCTTCGGCTTTTCTTCACGTTTCTCTTTCCAAAGGGATTGCAGTTCCAAAGCAAAGGTTTCTTCATCTTTTAGAACAAATCTCGAAAAGCGTTTAACCGATGCTAATATCAGGGCTTCAACATTATCGGCGCTGATTGAATGGGCAGTACAGCCATTCACCCGACTTGCATATCCACCACAACGATAAGAATATTGAGTAGACCCATCCTTTTTACTGTAGTGTGTTTGCAAGGTCAATCTTCTGCCGCAGTCGGCACAATACAGATACCCACTTAAACGGTTGGTGTGCGTTCCCCAAGCAGAAGCACGATTCACTCGGCATCTGCGTTTCTGAACACTATCCCAAAGTTCTTGCGATATAATTGGTTCATGCGTGTTCTGGAAAACGTACTGTTCATCTTCATCTGTCTCTTTTCTCTTGTGAAGTTTGAAATTTGTGCTTACAGATTTTCGTAAAACAGTGTGTCCCAGATATTCCTGCCGACCTAAAATTGTTCTTACGGAGGATGTGCCCCACAGGTACGGATCTGAGAACTTTATCCCATTGTACTGCTCCGGGTGATATTTCTGTGCGTATGCAGCAGGAATCAGGACTTTTTCCTCTGTCAATAGTTCTGCGATTGCCCGTGGGCTTTTTCCTTCGTTCGCAAGAAGAAAAATGCGCTTTACGACCTCGGATGCCACCGGATCAACAACAAGTGTCTGCTTGTCGTTCGGCAAACGGTTATATCCATATGGAATAGAGCCGCTGCAACGTTTTCCATCTTTCATCCGGGCATCGAACACAGCCTTGATTTTATTGCTCGTGTCTTTGGCATACCATTCGTTCATAATATTCAAAAATGGAGCAAAATCATTGTCTGAAGCATTGTTGCTGTCGATGCTGTTGTTGATTGCAAGGAATCGGACATTTTTCTGCGGGAACAGAACTTCCGTATAAAAGCCGACTTGCAGATAATTTCGTCCTAAGCGGCTCATATCCTTCACAATAAGCGTTTCGACATTTCCTGCTTCTACTTCTTTTATCAGAGATTGAAAGCCTGGGCGATTGAAGTTCACACCTGAAAAGCCATCATCTGTAAAATGGCAGATGTTCTTGAAGCCGTTCTTTTTAGCGTAATCTTCCAAATACTTCTTTTGGTTGGTGATGGAATTGGATTCGCCAGCAAGATCATCATCTCTCGACAAACGCTCATAGAGTGCGGTGATTTTTTGTGTTTTCGGCATTTGCTCTACCTCCTTTCTTATGGAATCTTTCAATTTAGGACAATCAAATTTATTGTCCTGATTAAGTATAGCCTTCCGGGGCAAGTTCAATGGCCGTGGTCGTCTCACCAAAGGTGGATGCCCAGCAGTCGAAGTGGGTCAGCTTTTTCTGCTGCAAGGTGCTGTATTGCAAATACCGCATGACCGTGTACAACTCGGTCATAGAATTGCTCACGGGCGTTCCCGTGGCGAACACCACGCCCCGCCCGCCGGTGATCTCATCCAGATAGCGACACTTGCCGAACATATCGCTGGATTTCTGCGCTTCGCTGGTGGATAATCCTGCGACATTCCGCATTTTTGTGGTCAAAAAGAGGTTCTTGTAAAAATGGCTCTCGTCCACAAAAAGCCTGTCAACGCCCAGTTGTTCAAAGGTAATTACATCGTCTTTACGCTCATCGGAGCGCAGTTTTTCCAGCTTGGTTTCCAGCGTTTTCCGGGTCTTTTCCATCTGCTTGATGGAGAAAT